CACCCAATATTTCTTGAGCATCTATATTAAAAGATTCTTCAACCTCTTGCTGTACTTCTGGCAAATAACCTTTTTGGCTAATAGATTTGCTATATTCATTTATAGCAGGAGTGTATACTTCATCTATTAACTTAGTATAATCAGCACCTGGCTGTTGTAAATAATCAATTTTTGCTTGGGTTAATTCAGTTTTAAATGCTCGATTATCTGCTTTTGCTTTGTTTCTATCAGAAGCATTTTTAGCTTTTCTTTTTGTATCAATAAAATTATCAACAGTAGAGCCTACAGATTGGATTGCTCTTTCCATAGCTTCATTAGGTGCTGTCAAAGCTCTAGGGTTTAACTCAACACCGGTTGTTCTTTGTGAAATACCGACTCTTTCTTTATATTCTCTTAGTGGAACAGCCATTAATTTACTCCTCTATAAGCTTGCCCTTGATATGTTTGAGCTGAACTACCAAATGGCATTCCTGAATCTTGTGTAGCATTAGGTTTAAATGTTTCTTTAGGTGTAAAGATACTTTCAAAAGGCACATAACTAGCGGCCTTAATTAAAGAATTAAGCTGTGCTGATTTACCTTCTATATTAGCACCATAAGCTTGCGCCCGGGCCTCTAACATAATTTTTTCAGCAGTAGCATCTCCATATATTCTAGCCAAACCCTTTTGTCTACCCAACTCTAGCTGATCTCTTTGCATTATTTGCGCTTGATCCATAATAGCAACTAAATCAGAACCACCCATTAATGCTCCACCTCTTGAAGTAATAGATAATCTTTGTTGCGCTTTTTCTTTTCTTTGTTGTCTAGCTAATTGGTTTTGTTGTAATGTAATAGCAAAAGCTTCTTGTTCTGCATTTTGTCTAGCAATATTGGCATTGTATCTACCAACTTCCATGATTTTTTCAGCACGTTTTTTTGCAGCTTTTCTTGCTTTACGACCTGATAAAATATTTAAACCAATCATTGCTACGCTAAAAGGATTGAATCCCATTGCGGCACTAGAGGCAGTAGAACCGCCTGTACGAAAACCACCTGCTACATCTGCTCTAGCCATTACATACCCTCCATACTGACATCTGTCATTAAACTTAACACGGTCATTGAATACGGTAAGTTTTGTCGAATTTCTATAATCTTATTTCTATCCCAATCAGATGCGTGAAAAAATCTTTCTTCTCCTGTTGTTACTTCTAATATTTGTCCTGCTAAATCTGTGGTTCTTAACGCATCAATAGAAGTTAATCGTTGCCCTGCTTCTCCAACTAACCCACCTAATGATTTATAAAATCTAACAATAGATTTAGTAATAGCTTTTACTGTGCCTTGAGAACTAGAAAATCTAATAGAAGGTTGTATTGGTAACGGTTGAAGTATTGAGTCATAAGGTAAACCAACTAGTAAAGTATTGTAGTAGTCTGTTGTTGTAATTTTATTGTTAGTTACAGTAGCTTCTTCTACAAATGAGCCATCACCTACTACCTGAACCTTCTTGCCATTAATGTGGTCGAGTCCAGTAATCTCATTATAAGCAAGATGTACTGTCGCACCATCCCCAAAGCTAAGGTTATAAATTTCTTCATCAATCCAATCAATAGATTCTTCCCACCACGGAATATTAACTCTATTTGCAGGATTAACAATAGAAGAACCCAAAGTTTCTTGATTGCCAGTATTGTTTTCAAGTAAATCCCACGTGAAAGTTTGACCATCAGTTGTAGATAAAAATATTTCTGATCCCTCAGCGGAATCTTTTAATACCCATTTATAGCTACGATATGTTATAATTGGCCCGACAGGATTTCCCATAACTACTTCTTGCCAAGTTTGTATTCCTAAATCAACTAACTCCCAAGTTCCAGCGTATATGCCTGTGCCTTCTGTTATAATATTTTGAGCAGTAACATATTTAATGTATGAAGATTCATCTATTGTTTTCAACTTAAATGTATTAGTTGTACTATCAGATACTTTATATGCTGTATTGTTTAATTGACTAGATATAGTCCCATCAAGTTTTACAACATCGCTATCTGAAAACCCGTGTGAATTACTTGTAATAAGAATATCAGTAGTAATAGTGGAAGAACTAATTGATTTACCAGCACCACCATCTAATTTTTTACCAGAATCAACGTACCAATTTAAATCTTGTTTAGGTTGAAATTGTTCTATTAAATATTTTCCATTACGTTCTACACATACCCATACAAAATCTTCGCTTGTTCCTGGTACAGAACAACCACTTATAAACTTACCATCTGTTGTAGACATTAAAGACCAACCCGTTACTTCCTCTTCACGTTCATAAGTTAGTGAGGCCATGTTGCCATCATTTAATATGCACCATATTATTTGATAAGGTTGCTTTTGTAGAAACATTTCTTTTACAGTTGAGTTTAATATTTCATCATTGCCTGTATTAAGATTGGTACTTCTATAAATATCTTCATCATTATTATAGTATAAAGCTCTAAGTTTTCTTTTATCAGATTGTGCATATACTACAACGTCATTAGCTAATTCGGCCTGTATATCAGCAGAACCATAAGTGTTTTCATTTTTAGTTTGAATGTTATTTAAAGTAATAAGAGAGTCCCTATCAGCAGAACGAATACTTACTGTTGTTCCCGTAGTACCCATAAACAAATATCGTTTCCCTTGTAACCATCGAGCATCTTCTGATGAATCAACAATACGCTTAATAGATGAGTCTGCTAAAGGATTAATAAGAAAATTAAAGTAGTCACCAGAAGCACTAGCAAAAACGGTAGAAGGCTCTACGCTAGAACCAGTAAACCAAAGTCTATTTTCATAAAAAGAAGCTGTTCTAGTGAATCCTCTAAATTTAGAAAACGCAGATTCTGCCCAATTTGTAGTAGGATCTATATTAGCTAGTTCTGATATAATATTTATTGTAGCATTTTGACTATCAGTAACAGTCATTATTTTTGCTAAACCTTTTATTTCTAAACTATCTGTAGCTAATGTTCCATCAAAGTGACCTGTATTAGCTGTGCTAAGAAAAATTCTAATCTTTGTATTAGAACCCATAGGCCTTGAACTAGAATAAGTAAAGTTTGATCCAGAAGCTACTACACCAAGTAAAGCGAAATTTTCAAAAGTTGCACCTCCATCTGTACTTCTTTGTATAATCATTGTGCCAGTAGCATTTTGAGAATTGTCTGTTGTTATTTGAAAGTTTACAAATGAAGTATCTAGTTCTCCGCTGACATAATCAGTTGTTGTACCAGCTTGAAGAGTCCAAGTATCTAATGGAATACTAATTTGACCTGATGTTCTTGATTCATTAATTGCCCATGTACCACCAACATCTCCATCTCTAAATAAAGAAGAGGAAGCAACTAGACTTACACCATTGCCACTTGTAGCACCAGGGGTCAAAGTAATATTAGTTGTATTTTTTTCTAGTAATGGAGGATAATCATATTCTAATTCTTTTATTTCAAAAGCTAAATTAGGTTCAACTACCGTTCGTTGTAAAACTTGTGGAGGATAGTTGGGGTGAGTAAGAATAACTGTATCAAACCTTCTAACAAATTGTATCGAACCTAAATCAGCTACTGCATAGTCAGGTACTGTATACCCGGATGCAGCCGATACTGCTACAGGTGTAGATGAAGTTTGTGTATACACATTAATGTACCCACCAGTACCAATTTCTATTACATAAGAAGCATCAATCGAAAAATCAAAAGGTACTAATTGTACTGGATTGTCACCTGCTGTTCCCTGGCCTGTATTTGTTTCTGCAATAAATTTAGTGCCAGTACGTCTTTCAACTCCACCCTGAGCAAGCACCTGAAAGTTTTCTAATTTCTTACAACCTGCCTCATATATCTTTAAGTCAGTACGAGCCTCCATATTACTGGATAACTCACCGGAATTAAATGTACTTATATATCTATTAGGCATAGTAATCTTATATTAATGGTGAAGTATTATTTCTTGCTAAAAGGAATTGTGATTCAGGAGTTGAGTAAGCTTTATTCTCAAAAGTATCAATACTTCTAGCGGCCGGCATTACTACACCTAACAACTCTTGCAATATATTATTAGCCATACTTTCATCTAATTGCAAAGGAACACAAAGTTTAATTGCTAGTTTACAAATTACAGCTTGTGCAGCCAAAGGGTCTAGTATACTTACATCTTGTGGTATATGAGTATAAGTAATATATACCTCTTCATGGTCACACAAAACAGAATTACCTTCAACTACCCATTCAGTACCATCATCATAAGCATTAGTGTTATCATATAAATTAATTAATCTGCAAAAATCACCAGGTAATTGATATTGATAAAGCCACCTAAACTCTGGCTTTGCAGATAATCGAGTAAGCTTTGCTCTTTTAGTAACACAATTCCAAGTATAAGAACGAATAATTTCTTCTAAAGCTTGATCAAATAAAATATTACATAAAGAGGCTTTGCGATTTATACCTTCAGAAGCATTTGGGTTTGTGTCTAATGAGGCAATAGTATCTGCTCCTACCTTTAAAAGAGCATGGTTACATAAATCAATTTTAGTTAAAGCCATATTGCCTCCAAAAAAAATGTAGGACTTACACTAACTGAGAAGGTAGTTAGAAGCCTACAAATATTACTTTATTTACGCAGTTTCATCTACGCCAATTTGGACAACTTTCTTCTCTTCCATACGGACAGCACCTGTACGCATACAAGAATAAGCATAGTAGTTGAACCGTTTGTCGTCACGCTTGCTGATTTCAGTCATAATCTGAGGATTAGTAACCTGACGAACTGCTGATCGTGTATAAGCAACACAACCACGAAGGCTTGCAGTACCTGCAGCAGCTTCTGGCAAGTCTGTAGTATCGCTCCAATCCAAGTTAGCAACTTCGTTAGTAGCAACTGTATCATCTACAAAAGGAAGCTGATTAGACTTGATGATTTCAAACCCAAAGAATGTGTTCAAATCACCATTAACCAAAGACTTCACATTGTTGTAGTCAATAGACGCAACAGTTGTGTTAGTCAACAGATTCTGTAATGCACGAGGGCTAACCGCAAGATATGGCTTATTCAATGGGTCAGAAAGATCAACACCATTAGTTTCCATAATTTCACGGGCTTGAGCAATCTTATCAATAGTAAGACCTGTTCCTCCATTAACGATCTTGTTATCAGCATCTAAGTTAACTTGAACACCACCAGTTTTACCAGTATGTGCTACTCCGAATAGACCCTTCAAGAACTCAATGTCATACTTACGCATAAGAGCAGTAACCTGCTGTTGAACGTATTCAGACTCTGGATTGATCAACATTTCAACTTTGTCGAACTTATCAAGCATAAGACCTACGTCATAAGCTTGTGCTGTAACCCGGCGGCGCTCATGTGTAATGTCGCTTTCAGGTGAATCAGAATAACGTGCAGCTACTTCTGAAGCAATAACTGAACCTAATTGATCGTAATACTTTTCTTCACCTACGATAGATTCTTCGAGGTGAGTTCCTTTGAATTTGCCACCCATAGTCTGAGTCAACAAATCTAAAGTACTGCCATACTGCTTTACAAATGCAGTAGTAATAGATGTAGAAGCCATTTTAATCTCCTTGTTATAATTGGCTATTTAATTAATGTTACACTAAACGGCTCTGATTATCTCCAAAGGAGGTCTTGCCTACCAGTTAACGTCTGGGTTGACGGCAATCCAGGCGGGTCTTTCGATTATCCACCTGTCATTGCGCTTACTTTTACCATAATCTAAAGTATTGTCAAGACTTTTTTATAAGTTATCGCCTAACTTTTCCATTAAATCTTTACGCTTTTGAGATATATGAAGTGGAATTTTTGTTCCAGTTTTTATATACTCAAGAACTTCAGCGTTTACATCATGTAATTGTTCCCTTATACCCGAATCAGTTTTAGTATGAAAGTGTCCAATTTCTGGATCATCGTCAAACTGTGCTGATATTTTGCCTAAAGTAATAGCTAGGTCAGGTTCAGTTAATACGCCCGAAGTTTCCATGGCCTCAATAGTTTCATCATTCATTCCATATTTTGATAATAAACCTTTAATGCCATTCAAAATAGAATCATAACCATCGCCCCATTCCTTGCGTAGTTCTGCATCCTGAAGTTCATTTACTTCTTGTAAATTTTTATTACGACTCTCCAAGTCATTAGCTGTAAATTCTAAATAAGAATCAATTACTGACTCAGCTTGATCTGGACTTAACCCTTGCGCATGAAGAGTTTCTTTCATTTTACCAACTACTCCATTGAAGTATTCAAAAGATTCTTCACCTGCAATTTCTTTAAACTCATCATTAGGTTCAAAATCATAAGCTTCAATATCTTTTTTCCAACCAAGCTTAGAACGAAACTCATTCCACTCTTCTTCTGAAGCATCATCTTTAGGTATGTCACCTTTTTTGCCAGAAAAACTTTGCAGCTCTTTAACGTATTGAGCAAACTCATTAGCATCTTTGCCTTTAAGATTTTGCCAGAACCCTGCATTTTTTATATCTTCATTATCAATTTGCGATAACATTGAATCAACAAACGCTACTTCCTCTGAAGTTTGTTCTGTTGTTTCTTCTACAGATGTTTCTTCTACTACTTCTTCTACTGTTGTTTCAACTTCTTCACTCATATTATACCTTCTCTATTTCTTTCTGGTTTAACTGCTTCTTAATTGACATGATAACATTTTTAAGAGAACTAATCTTTGCTCCAATAATAGGATCATTATATTCACTTAAATCTGTCCATTTACATATTTGAACTAAATATCTAGCAACAAGCAAGGCGTTGTCATTACGAGGATCAAACATTTTTACAAATGCCCGCCTTGTTTCTTCTGATAAATCCTTCTCGTTGTCCCACTTAAAGTCGTAGGTCACTTTATCAATAATATCCATTAAACCTCTTCTTGTTCTTCACCTAATAATTCAGCAGCACCAGAACCTTCTTCTGGGGTTTTATTTGCTTTAGAAAGAAAATCACCTTCTGCTTGCATGGCCTGCATTTCCATTTGTTGCTGTTGCAGTTGCATACGGAATACTCTGCTTTGAGTAACTTCCTCTACAGAGTTTTGCAATTCGATTGGAACCATATTTACTTCTTGGATAAATCTAGCAGTAGCATCAGGATTAATGTTATCCCATATCTCTGGTTTAACTTGTCCTACAACTGCCATCTGTTGCATTGCTGTCATTGTTCCAAACAA